GTCCTGTCCATCCAGCGCCACCTTTATTAACTGTACGCTTGGTTGGCATAGAAACTGCAGCAAAATTACCAGAAATTGGTAACATTGAAAGTGCCCCATGTAACGCTATAGCTGTACTATCACAATAATCGTCATGTTTACCAGTAGGTGCAGATATTTTTTCAGTTTTATTAGCTGCATCCATTGTATATTCTAAATCTACATGTTCTCTATACCACTTGTTAACCAATTTTGCTTGGTCAGGAGGTAAATCTTTAGGGTCTGGGACAATGACTTGTTGTTTTTGTAAATAGGATACCATATCTCTGTAAACTTGAGTTTTAGTACCTTTCGCTCCACCTGTAAAAATAAATGGTATAAACTGTATACCACTTTTTATACTCGCCACCCTTATATCTTGTTCAATCGCGCCACCCATACCTGTCGCATCAATAATAAGCCTATCAGCACCGAAACCACGAGCAATATCCATGATACGCTCACGTTGGTATGGAATATCATGTCCACCTGTTCTAGGACTGATTTCTTCCAAATAGATAAGTCTTGCAACATTTTGTGAAGTTGATTTTTGACAAGCCCAAACACTAATAACAGTGCTATTAACGGATTTACCAATATCCACACCCACAGTACAGTTATCAACTTTCGTTCCGAACTCGTGAAATCCAAGTCCTCTTGTGAATGTGCTTCGTAATAATTCGGGATTGAAGATGTTGGACGACGACTCGACGAACTCGCACTCATATTCTGTCCTCCAATATATTGAATCTTCCCCCCATTCCATCATCTTTGTAAGCATATCTTCCTCCGTGTAAGGTGGGTCGTATGCTCTTCCTCGCTTTACAGCATCTCTCCATGTATAATGTAATCGTGAAAAACTCTCCGCATAAGCGTCATCGTATAAATAACGATACATATGATTTTCTTTTGATTTTGGAGTCCCTAAGTTAATAAATGGCGCTGTGTTAGATATGATTGATGGTTCTACATTATCTATAAATAACTTGTCATCTATTAATGGACTCTCGTCCACTATCAGAAAGGTTGGGTGTTGTCCACGTATAGCTTGTCCCTGATTAGATGCAGCTATAGGAGCTCTACGAAGCACCGTCCCTCCCTTCATTGTGATATTAGGCTTATTGTGAAACCTGTAATGGTCTACTAAGCCATCTAAAAAGGCATTATCTGCAAAATGCCTATAACAATAATTAAATATCAAACTTGCTTGGTCTTCACTAGGAGCCAAGACAAAAATTAAATCTCTGAATCTTTTAAAGAACATATAGACTACTATAGCTACCGAAAGGGCAAAACTTTTCCCAGAGCCACGTGGAGCCAATATTGCTACTTTACGATGCTTTTCAGCATCTCCGTCAGGATGTGTTAAAGATTCAATAACAATATCCTCTTGCATAGGTCTTAATTTTAAAGGTCTACGTTTATTATCAATAAGGTAACATTCACAGAAAGCTCGAACCAATAAAGTCATCTTCTTTTTATCAGTTCTACACTTTTCAAAAATCTTTTCTAAGGCTAAAGAATCATGAGCAGCTATACCACTAATCGCTGTGTTTAGGGCTTGTTGCTCGTTCTTTATCGGTATCTTCGTCATCCATTAAACCTTCTAATATTTTACTAAAACCTTCAGTATTCTTTTCCACTACAGTTGGCACTTCAATATTTAACGCTCTGAATTCTGTATGTATATCTTTAACGATTGTATTTCGTTGTCGCAATAACTCTGTTCGAGCGTCAACATCCCGAATAGATACAAGAATTTCTTCCCACAAAACGTCTTCAAGAGCAAGATTGCGAGCCAGAAGACGGACAAGCTCTTTATGACGTTCATATTCAGCTTCTCCGACTCTCTGACGTAATCGCTCTTGGTATCCTTTGACGTCCATTACTTTTGTTCGTCAAGGGCAGCCTTAACTTTGGACTTGACTAGACCAGCTAGTTCATCATCCTTTTCGTCCCAAGCTGTCATCAATACGTTTTTAACTAAAGAGTCTTTAACGTGTTTTTGAGCTTGTTCATCTAGTTTTTCGTAGGCTTTCATTTGAGCTTTTGATAGATTCTTATCAAGCATTTCCATTAACTCAGCTTCGTTATTTTTCAAGTATTTGAAAACTAACTCTTTGACTGCTGGGACTGTGTATGCTACATATGCACCAAGTCCTAGTACTAATGCAACCAAAGCCATGAGTAAAGGCTCATCCATGATAGTATCTAGCAAGCCTGATTCTTCTACAGTGTCAATAATAGCAGTAAGGTTTCCCTCAGTTGTCTCATTATTTTCAGCTGTTTGATTTGATGTTTCGTTTGCCATAGGTTATTCACCTGCAATTATATAATGTCGATGGACTATATAAAGCTTTCGTTGTGTGGCCCCATAAGACGCATACTGCGTAAGAATCCTGTGGGTTCGTGGTCTGTGTAGGAGCCACAATACTATTAGAGCGTGTGACTATATAAAGATTATGCTAAGGAGTACAAGTATAACAGCGTTTAGTGCCGTCATATAGATAACCTACAGTTCTTTTACCACAGATAGGACAAGTCATATCTATGCGTCTACAACTAATGCGTATTCGTAATTGACTCTACCGTTTTTGTCAGTTATTTGATGTACACTAATGTGACGAATAGTTTTAGTATTATCTACTCCTTCCAATTGTGTTTCTAACAGTGCGAGACAAGCACTTAGTGTTGCTGCGCGTTCTGTAAAGTCGTTTACTGCGTAATCTGCCATTTATTCCTCCTTATTATTTTTTCTTTGCTGTTACTTTAGACACTTTGGATGATTCCATTTTATGCTCTTGTGTTTGGGCATTTGCTTCAATCATTTGAGCTTGCTTCTGGCTTGCATCATTATAATCTATAACTGCTTGTGCTTTTACCTTATAAAATGCTGTTTTCTCTGCTTGTTCTTGTTTCCATACGTCTAATGCATCTTTGATAATTAGAAGGGCTGGCCCACCTAATATAGCTATCAAAGTTGTATAGGCTTCAATGTTCTCAAGAACTTCTGAGTTGTTAAGTCCCGTGTGTATAACGAAACCTGCAAACCCAACCCAGAGTAAAACTAAGGGTACGGCAATCATAAACATAAATATGTCGTTAAAAGTTATTCCTTCACTTGCTTCTTTACTCATATGTTCAGTCCTCCTTTTCGGTTTTATCTTTTGTTCCTTTTTCTCTGGAAGTTTTATCTTTGATAACTTTACCTTGGGTAAACGTATACGTGATAACATCTTCCATATCATTGTAACTATAAATATAATAAACGCTGTGGCTGCTGCTGCTAACATTGTTATCACCAACATTAAAAGTATATTCGTAGCTAGGTCCAACATTTATCATTTCTTCTCCTGTATTAATAATTTAATTTCTGCAAGAGCTATCTTTACTTCTTGCATATCCTCTGCATTCTTTTTATGGCGAGCACCAAATTCATTCTTTACTTCATAAAGTGAAAAAACCATAAAGCGATATAATGTATAAATTGCTCCAAGAAGAAGAATTAAAGGTAGTCCATATTCTTCAACTGCAACTAGAACTTCTTCCATTATTCAGGGTCCTCCAGTACAATATCTTCAATTATAAACCATGTGACGTACTCATATTCACCATTTCTATTCCAGTCTGCGAATAGATTGACATATATAGTGTACCAACCAGTATAAGGTTCTGTGAACCAATCTACACCAGAGTACAGAGTATACTCATTAGCTTCCCATCCTGTTACATTGAAGTAGTTGTCATTCCACATATATCCATTATAAACAGTCTCATTATCTTCTACTTTCATATGACTAACGTCAAAACCAATCATAATTGGTAACGCGTCTTGGTCACAATCAGTATCTACATCTACAGTAATATTTAAAGAGTTATATTCTCTTGAATAGTTACCATATTCCATTCCGTTATAAAAATAAGTTTGATTAGCTGCGCATTCATATTCTTCATCATATTCACAGCTACCATCGTCTTCCTCTGCTCTATCGTTGTAATTGGATGCATCTATATCCATACATCCATAAATAGTATCATCTTCGTTTGTTTGATTTCCAGTCTCATTATTTACTGGCCCACCCAAAAACTGACACCTACCATTATCGTGAGTAGCTTGTGAGTTAAAATTAGTT